TGCTTTAATTACCGGATGAAGTATTTCATCGGTGTAGTCCATTTTCATGGTGTTAACAATTGCCAGGATAATCTGGATATTGCCTTTAACATAACCCTTTTTAGAGTTAATGCGATCCACACTGGGCCTAAAAGGATTGCGATTGCCTTTAGTCCCCAATTCCATCTGGAATGGAATTTTCGTAATAGCACATTTACCTTCACAGGCATTGAACTTACTCTGAATATATTGCGGAGTAAGATTAAACGACATCGTACGACCTTTCTTTTCGTGAGCAGCAACACGATTCTTTAGAGCAACAAATTCAGTAATACCAAATTTGTCAGGGGCGGCCTTTTTAGCTCTATTCGCAGCACGAGTTTTCACGCGAATCGCTTCTTTTTGCTCAGGTGTAAGATCTTTCTTTTTCTTCTGGTAATCCCATTTACCAAAAGCCGTTGCAATGGCATCCTCTTCGGTTGTCAACGGTCTTGCATCTAGTCGCCTAATCTGATGCAGTCGTTTAGCTTCTTTACGAACTTTCGGATCTTCAAAATTATACGTCATAATTAACCTTATGGATCATTTTATCACCCATGTGACTATTAACGCTTTCTTTTGAGAGAACGTCATACTCGGCTTGAGTAATTTCTCTAGTAGATACAATAGTTTCTCCTAGACATTTTTGATCCAATTCTGCAGCTTCTTCCATTACGACTGTATCATCGGCATGTTCTGCTGATAAACAATCAATAACATAATAGTGTCTGAATATGGTAACAGTTTCAACGACAAATAATGACATAATATAAACCTAATAAAAAATTCCGCGTACGCCTTGCGGAAACACTTTATCTAAAATAGACTGGTCGTAGTGCTCGTTCTAATTTAAATTAGAATGCGTCGCTACCGTGCAATGCATAAGCAGAAGCTACCATTGCGCGTGAAGGAGTGCCAAGACGGTAAGCAATTTTACCATTCTTTGTGCTGTTAGTGTAAACAGCGTAACCGTCTGCACGGAGTTCGCTGATACGAGGACGGATGCTGTCCTCTTTACTGTTGGTCAAGCCTGCGATTTGTGCAGGTGTGAATTGACGACCAGATTTCAAAATATTCAAAACACGCTCTTTAAGCATATTAATCTCCATTAAACAAAATAACCGCTTCAGAAAAATATACGATAATGGCGGTTGATTCATTACCGAATATACATTATTATAACAGATTTATTACAATCTGTCAAGCATTTTAACGGGGCTTTTTGACCTTTTTAAGGTATTCAATACCAATTTTGCCCTGCTCAATCTCATTCAAAGCAGTTACAATAGGTTTATTATCGGTATCAATCAATGGCTTATATCCACGCTTTAATTCTCTTGCTCGAATAGATGCAATGAGAACCAAATCATAACGATTGCCAATCATTTCAACTGCGTCTTGGGATGTATATCTAGCTGTCATAATCTTCCTAGTGATGTATTAGTTTTTGTCATATCAGCACAAGTGTATGCTTGATAATTATCTTTTAAAATTGCAGGCATATCAATATATTCAATTACCGCATTATGTTTGGTAGCAACTTCTTCTGCTACTTCTTGAAATGATTTTGTTTTGCCTGTACCAATATTCCAAACTCCTGATTCATTTATATCTAAGAATTTAATATGGGTATCAATGACTGTTTCAACAGGAACAAAATCTCTTAAAAACATATCCGAATCTTTAAATAGTTTAATACGTTTTGTTTCTTTAGCTTGTTTTTCAAACTGATGATACGGGCTAGCTTGATTACCCTTGTGTTCTTCACCTGGGCCATATACGTTAAAATATCGAAATCCCTGTACTCGAATATTTGTAGTAAACTGTTTAGTATACCATTCAAACATAAACTTGCTCCAAGCATATGGATTGCGAGGATCAAGCGTAGATGTTTCTGTAAATTTTTGCTTTAATCCATATACGCTAGCAGAACTAGAATATTGCAGGTTAACATTGTGTTTGGCACACTCCTGCAAAAACCAAACACTTGAGTCTACATTTTGCGCCATTATCTTTTCGATATTACGTTCTGTTGTTGCGCTGATTGCGCCAATGTGCATGACCCAATCTAATCCCTTAATTGAGGGTAACTCGTCACCCCATTCATAAGTACTAATTTCGTGATTCGCAAGCGCTTTTAACATATTGGATCCAATAAATCCTTTATGTCCCGTAACTAGGATTTTCATTTCTGACTGTCCCCTGGCATTACTCTGTAATTATCTTCTACAGAATCTGGTGTGGATACTTCAATGATAGTACCCGCTTCTAAACAAATAAGTTGATGCGGTTCAAGTGGTTCATTTCTCCAAGTATCGCCTTGATTTAAAATATGGCTTTTAATACTTGCATCTTGAGTCATGATATATTTGACTTCAAATTTACCACTTAGAACATACCATGTTTCATCTTTGACAGAATGAAAGTGCATACTAAATTTTGCACCTTTATTAAAATTCATTAATTTGCCGCAGTATTTATCATTGGTAGCCCAAATAAGTTCGCTACCCCAACCTTTTTCAACAAAACCTTCTAATCTCATATTCTGCTCTTTATAGTTTCAATTTTATTTGTAGATGAATATTGTTCAATTCTATCGAAAAAGATTAATTCTTTGCAGAATTCAGAACCAACAATATCTTTGCCCTTATAATCAGATCCCTTAACTAATTTATCACATTCTTTAATCATTTCGTTTAGGTCTTTGTCTGTAGTAAAGAATCTAACTTCGTCAACTGCTTTTAAATTTTCAAGCAATGTTTTACGTTCAATTTGATTGTTAATAGGTCTGCTTGATCCTTTAAGTTGTTTAACTCTAGAATCAACATCTATAGCAACAAGCAAATAATCACCCTGAGATTTAGCGTAATTTAATAACTCTAAATGTCCAAGGTGAATAATATCGAATGTGCCGTTAACTAATACTTTAATCATAAAATGGTGCGCTCGGGGGGACTCGAACCCACGACCAAAGGATTATGAGTCCTCTGCTCTAACCAACTGAGCTACAAGCGCGTATTCTTAAATTGTTTCGTATTCGTCTTTACCCACGCCACATTCTGGGCAAGTAAAGTCTGCAGGCAATTCATTCCATTTGCCTTCTGTTGCTTCGTCATGTTCATGCCCACAAACTACGCATACGTGTGTTTCACTCATATTATTTGCCTCCCAATAGAGCTTCTTTAAATTCTAGACTATTTAATTTATCTTCATATGCTTTAGCATGACGTTCTTCAACTTTAGCTAAAGCTGCAAATCGTTTCTCTGCTTTTTTCATGATTTCCATAAAATGCTCGGCGTGTTCTTTAGATTCTTGAATTTGATTTTCAATTTCTTTTGCAGCAAAATTGTCGCCTTCTTGTTGCGCCTGTGCTTTGAATGTAGGATACATTTTAGTATATTCATATGTTTCGCCGACAATAGCCAATTGCAAACATTCTTTAGTTGTTGGTGTGCCTACTAGCAAATCCAAATGTCCCCAAGCGTGCTTAATTTCTTGATCTGCAGTATGTTCGAAATGTTTTGCAATATCTTCGAATCCTTCGTCGCGCGCAATCTTAGCAAAGTAACGATATTTAATATGTGCCATTGACTCTCCTGCCAATGCACTTTCCAAGTTCTTTAATGTAATAGACATAATTTTCCTTAATATAAAAAATGGTACGAGTGGAGGGACTTGAACCCTCAATCCTTGCGGCGCAAGATTTTAAGTCTTGTGTGTATACCAATTCCACCACACTCGCTTTTGTTTATCCTTTGTAATCCACATCGATCTCAGACCAAGTGCGTAGCTTATCAAATTTTCTTTGTTTGAATTGAATTACATTACTATAAGAAATAACTTTATGTGAATCTAGCAATTCAATCATTGCTAAAACATCGCCCAATTCTTCTTCAAGATGGCGTGTATTTGTTTTGCTTGGGGTATCTGGATGGGTATCAAACAATCCGAATCGAAATACTTTCGATGTTGCTTGAATTACTTCTGCGCATTCTTCTTGTAAAATCTGAAGAATTGCTGCTTGATCTTTGTTAAGTTCATTCATATTGTCACCTTAAAAACATATTATAACAGAATATTTATATCGTGTCAAGCATATTCGTAATTTACGGTATCCAAATTCTTTCTAAATTCGGTTGCGCCGTTTTTAATATGAAAGCGTCTGGCCATTTCAGTTGGAGGACTTAGTGTAACAAACCGTTTAATATGGGGTTTATTCAAAACGATATCGTTTCTTGCTTTAAAGATAAGTTCACGACCAGCACCAGGAGTATAACTCCAAATGGTGTAGAATATAACAGTAGATGGTGATGAGGAAGTACTAAATAATTCAGAACAAGATGTTGGAATATTATCCATATAAGCAACACAAACTACTGCTTGCGGCTTTTCATCTTTCATTAAAATTAATACTTCTCTATTTTCGCTAATTCTAAAATCTACAGGAATCTCGGGTCGAACAGGGTCGTCCTTAATTACTTTTAATATTGGGTCAGATAAACTCGAAGGTCTGTATAGCATGATTATGTCCACGGCGAAAATTGAATAGGCTTATATTCATATTTATACAATATGCCATACAATTTTCGTTATTTATAAAAATATTTTTTGGTGCCCCCACGATGATTCGAACACCGGACCTACTGATTACAAATCAGTTGCTCTACCAGCTGAGCTATAGGGGCAATTTTATGCAGCTTGTTGATATGCTAAAATTTCTTTTAATCTATCAGCGCAATATGTGGCTGCAAACGCTTGCGGTTTAACCATTGGTACAACATTACAAGTACCTTTGATATAACCTACTGCTTGTTGTATTACGATTGAACTATTATGTTTAATATCTGGATTAATGTCCAAATGTATTTCAACATCTTTATCTTCAATACAATCTACAATCTTTTGATATAATTCTGCAACTTTATAAACCTCGTTCATTAAACGCATTGAGGGTTTATTGTTTTTTGCATCATAATCTAATTCGGTTTGTACTTCTCCGAAGATTTTACAACCGTGTCGACCATCAATATGTACTACAATAGCAAGTGTATAATCAGCATACCATTTTTCATTACGACGATATCTTTCAGAATCTGCCCCAATGTAAATTTTAGTCTCAGGAGATTGCGATTGAATAAAAGACTTTACTTCTTCGATATTGATTTTTCTCATAATACACTCTATTAAAACTGGAGCGGGCGATGGGAATCGAACCCACGACTTTAGCTTGGAAGGCTAAGGTAATACCATTTTACGACACCCGCATTTGGCATCCCCCAAGAGACTCGAACTCTTACTAACGGTTTTGGAGACCGACGTGCTGCCATTACACTAGGGAGAAACATTCATTCATTGATCAAATTTTTCGGCAATTGATCTACTTCATATAGATTGTTATCTTCATTAAATCTTACAACTTCTGTAAGAGATTGTTCTGTTGTTAAGATGTCTGAATACTCATTTTTACCAGTATCCGTGTTATCCTCATTATTAATGACTGCGTCTTTTGGGCGCTGTTTATTACTGTTTTCTGACATTTTGCACACTCCTATAAAGTTGGACCGCCCGAGAGAATTCGAATCCCTAACCTCTTGGTTCGTAGCCAAGTGCTCTAATCCAATTGAGCTACGGGCGGATATATTATATATGGTGGTAATAGTAAGAGTCGAACTTACACCTTGCGCCGTATGAAGGCGGTGCACTACCATTATGCTACATTACCGTTGGTGGTGCGACTGAGACTCGAACTCAGAAACCGGCTTTCACCGATCGACGGATTAGCAATCCGCTCTAATACCATTATAGGACCGCACCATTGATTGGCGGAAACGGTGAGATTCGAACTCACGGACCCTTTCGAATCGCTAGTTTTCAAGACTAGAGCCATAGACCACTCGACCACGTTTCCGAAATTATTGGTGGGTGGGAGTGAGAGTCGAACTCACATTCCGCGGCATATACATCCCCGTTTTTAACCAATTAAAATATCCCAACCCATGGGCAGAAGTATGAGAATCGAACTCATGATAGCGGAATCACAACCCGCGGTTTTGCCACTAAACTAACATCTGCATACAACCATATAGAAGCACTCTTGTTTGGATTCGAACCTTGTTCTAGTATTGTCTATCTGCGCTTCCCACAGTGCTGACAAGAGTGCTTTTATATGGTACGAGTAGGGGGATTCGAACCCACGACCAATAGATTAAAAGTCTACTGCTCTACCAACTGAGCTATACTCGCATTATGTTGCCTTCGCAAAGCTTTATTGCTTTTACGATGGACTCCCGCTTTGCGTTGTAATGCCAAAGCAACGAAGCGATTACGTTGCTTGACGATCATCTTAAGTTTCATTACTTTCTCCTAAAAAAATGGAACAGGGCCCTGGGCTCGAACCAGGAACGACAGAGTCAAAGTCTGTTGAGTTACCATTACTCCAACCCCGCCTATGTTTGGTCCGGCGTAGAGGAATCGAACCTCTATTGACTGCTT